GACGTGGTGCGGGTTCAGGTTGAGGGAGACGGTGGGGCCGGTCCGCGAGGACTTCCCGCGATGGTCCCAGCGCGGCCGGCCCCGCATCTGGGACTTGATCGCGGTCTTGGCCAGGGCCTGGCAGCTCTTCAGCGCCTTCAGCGAGGCGACGTCGATTTGCCGCTCCATCGCCGCGATCGCCGCCTCGGCCTGCTTCACCCCGCGCACCACCACGCGCAGCTCACCCACGGCGGGCCTCCCGCTTCTCCAGGTTCCGGCGGGCCTTGGCGACGATCTCGTCGACCGCCAGGAGCCAGTCGAGGTCCAGTGCCCGCTCGTCTAGGAGCGCGGACGGCGGGCAGTTCAGCAGCGTGCACAGCCGCCACGTCCGGTACTCGTCGGACGGGATCTGGTCCTCGGTGTAGCCGGTCAGCCCCTCCAGCGCTCCCCTCAGACGCTGGAGGGCGCGGTAGGGGACGCCGGGTCCGGGGACGGCTCGCCGAGGTTCGGGTTCAGGGCCTGCTGGTAGGGCGCGACGACCCGCTTGAGCTCGTCCAGGGCGACGCCGGGCAGGTCGAGGATGCCGTCGACGCTGACCGGGACCGGCTGGCCGTCCTCGTCCTTGAAGCTCCAGCCGCGCACGACGGCGACGATCAGGAGGTCCTGCATGTCCTCCAGGGTCTGCAGCGACGCCGGGTTGAGGCGGGTCGCGATCCCGACCTTGTCCTCCTGGGTCAGGGTCTGGGCGGTCTTCCCGCTCGCCGTGGCCGCCTGGACCTGCCCGACGAAGCTCTGGTCCTTGAGCAGCTGCATGGTGACGGTGCGGATCGGCCTGCGGCGGCGCTCGGTGATGTCCTGCACGGGCCGCAGGTCCGCGGTGTGGCCGCCCGGGAGCTGGACGCGGCTGGGGGCGGTGATGTCGATGTCGGTCACTTGTATGTCCCTGCTGCGACGGCGTTCTTGACGGTGGTCTTGCACGGCGAGTAGCCGCCGGAGGCGCCGGCGTCGGTCGTGTTCGCCAGTCCCTCCCAGTTGACGCTGAGCTCCATCCAGTCCTTGCCGCGGCTGATCTCCGCGTCCGTGTACGCCGCCTTGCTGGTGTGCAGCAGCACCTGGGTGGCGCTGGCGCCCGCGCCCTGCGCGAAGTTGAAGTCGAGCGCGGGCTTGGCGTTCGTCAAGTAGTTGGTCAACTGGGCGTCCGTCTCCATGACCAGCGTCATCTTGCCGCTGCAGGAGACCGGGCCGGACCACAGCGCGTACGGGGCCTGGGTCCCGTCGACCGTGTTGATCGGAGTGACCGGACGCTTGATGGCGAACTCGCCGTCGATGAGGATCGCCGATGCGCTGCCGGCGATGCTCACGGCGCCGATCCAGCCCGGCAGCGGGCCGACGGCGGTCCAGGACGGGGTCGGAGCGGAGCTCGTGGTGGAGGCGAGCGCCAGGCCCTTCACCGACCACTCCAGCAGCCCGTCACCGGAGAACTTGAAGGAGACCTCGGAGACCTTGAACCCGGCGTACTGCCGGGCAGTGATCGCGTAGAAGTCCGTGATCGTGTAGCTGGGCGGCTGCCCAGTGCCCGTGTTGAGCACCGCGTTGACGTGCGTGAACGGCGCGCTGGCGCCGGTCGTCGTCAGGTCGCCGAGCAGGCCGGTCAGGAACCATGGGACGGTGTCCGGGTAGCAGTCGCCGCTGATCTCCAGCTCGGCCCAGATCGCGCCAGCCGTCTCGTCGTAGGTCTCGACCATGCTGCCGCGCATGCCCTTGTCGGGCAGGAGCGTCAGCTTGTCCTTCGGCTTGACTTCCTTGACGACGATGTACGCGGTCGGCGCCACCGCGGTACCGAAGACGGTCTCCCTGGCGATGCCGACGAAGGAGAGATCGGATGCCTGAGGCACGGTCACTCACCTGCCTTCGGGGTGTCGGTGCGGCGCCGGGCCTTCGCCGGCGGCAGGCCTTCCTTGGCCCGGATCTCGTCGACCGTCAGGATCGACGCCGCGCGGGCCGGGGTGTCGCCGGTCTCGGCCGGGACGTCCGGCTCCGGCTCGGGGTCGGGGTCGGGCGGCGACCATCGGCCGTCGCCCGGATTGCGCTCCAGCTCGTGGGAGGAGCCGGGCTCCGGCTCCAGGCCGAGGGTGGAGTAGTACCGGCCCTCGTCGCCCTCGTAGGTGTAGGTGGGCACGCGGATCCTCCTCAGATGCGCTGGGTGCACTGGACAGTCGTCTCGACGATGCCGACGCGGCCGGTGCCCTGGACGCTGACGACCTCGATGGTGGAATGGCCCGGGCGGCCCCACAGGACGTTGCCGCCCATCGTCGGGTCGGTCCGCACGACGGTCTCGACCTGCACGAGCAGGTCACAAGCCCGCTCGAACGCGGACAGGGCGTCGTCGCCGCCGCGGGCGACCTCGATCCTGATCTCGATCGAGTACTTCTCGGTGATCCAGCCGGCGCCGCCGCCGCCGACCATGCCGGTGATCTCCGGATCCCGCTCGACCTTGCCGACGACGACGATGTCCGCCGGCTGGTACGGCCCGGGCTCGTCGAGGCACACCAGCAGCGACGCGGAGCCGTCGCCGACGTAGCCGTCCGGCAGGGTCAGGTCCTGGTCTTCAGTCAGCGACGCGACCAGGGAGGTGAACAGCCACCGGCGGGCGCCGGGAACGGAGCTGCTGGGGATCGTCATCAGGCGATCCCGGGCGGTCGCTTGGCGGGCTTCCACAGCTCCAGGACCCGGGCCGGCAGGGCGAACCCGGTCGGGACGGCGGCGCCGTCGGTGTCCAGGCCCATGCCGGCCTGCCCGTAGGCGGGCCGCCCGGCCTGCTGGGTCATCGACCACATGTGCCGGATGAACTCCAGCGCCCCGAGGAACACGGTGGCGGGCGCCGTGGCCAGGCCGCTGGTGTAGACGATGCGGACGTTCTCCCGGCCGCGGGGGAACGGCACCGCGGAGCCGACGGAGCGGCGGGTGACGGTACCGAGCGGCAGGTCGACGGTGTAGCCGTAGGCGTCCATGCCGCCCGACCCGAGGGCCTGTTCGGTCAGGTTCCAGGTCGAGGCGGCGATGTACTCGGTCACCGAGGTCACCGAGAGGACGGGCTGCCAGTCCAGGGAGATGACCGCCCGGCCGCCGTCGTGGTACTCGGTGTGCATTTCGGCGCTGATCGGCCCGCACACGTCGCGGGCCTGGTCCTCGACGGCGGCCATGAACACCTGCAGCTCGTCGTCCTGGCGGGTGTCCGTCGCGGGGATGTTGAGGTGCTTCTTGACCGAGGCCAGGTCGACGAGGGCCACAGCGTGCTCCCTTCGGTCAGGTGGCGCGCACGTACGGCGCGAACGCCGACGCGGAGGGGCTGGCGATCGTCGCCGGGGCGGTGCCGGTCAGTGCGGCTCCGCTGTTGCCGGTCAGCAGCTTGTCGGCGCCCGAGAAGCCTGTGACGGCGGCGGTGAGGGTGGCGGCGCCGATCAGCGAGGGCGGGGTGCCGGCCTTGACCATCAGCGCCGCGTAGTAGACGCCCGTGCGGGCGATCTGCACGGCGCTGGCCAGCTGCAGCGTCTTGGCGGTGTTCGCGGCCCACGCGGCGGTGAGCTGGTCCGCGGACTGCCCGAGAAGGGCCGGGGTGGCGCTGTCGTCGTAGAGGGCCACCCACCAGTTGGTGGGGACGGACGCCGCGGTGCCGCCGGAGCAGAAGGTGAGCGCGCTCACCGTGTCGCCGGCGTAGAGCGGCAGCGCGGTGGCGAGCATCACCTGGGTGGTCAGCACGGCGCCGTCGTTGAGGACCTGGTGCCGCGGCAGGGACTCGCGGGACAGGCCCGAGGGCTGACCGTTGAGGAGCCAGTGCGGGTTCTTCGGGCCGTAGCGGCCGTTCACGAGGGGCATCGCTCACTCCCCCGCGCCGGTGCTCTCGGGGGCCTTCGCGGCGGGCCGGGTGCTCTTGCCGCGGCCGGCGGCGGCCTTCCGCACCTGGACGGCGGGGCTGTCCGGGCTGTCCGGCTCGCCGGGCGCGGTGGCCTCGGCGAGGGCGGCGCGCAGGCGGCGGGCCTGGCCGGCCGCCTCGGCGGACGGGATGTCCTGGCCGAGCTCGGCGAGCTCCACGGCACGGTCGTCGAGGCGCTCGACGTCGGCCTCGATGTCGCGGGTGACGCGGTCGATCTGGTCGGCGGCCTGCTGGGCGCGGTCGTCCTGGCCGTACTGGGCGAGCCGGGCGTGCTCGGCACGCAGGCCCTGCAGCTCGGCGACACGGTCGTGCATCGTCTCTCTCCTCCGGTGGGAAACGGGCCGGGGCGCCCCCCCCCCGGGGGGGGGGGCGGGGCCC